TGGGCGTGTTCGGGACTTTCACCCGTTAGAGCGCGCCCATGGCGCGCAAACTAAAAAGAGTGGCGAACACCCCTTCTTGTTCGCCACTCTTTTCCCATGATAAACCATGAGAAGGATTCAATGGGTAATTTTAGAGTATCATACCTTCTGCTGATCCGTCAATTATAGAATGCCGCCTGGATACTGTCGTATCCTACTTTTCCATCTTTTACCAGGTTCAGCTTGTCCTGCACTGCAATGGTCTCTTTCCTTGCGTCTTTTCCATACTTACCATCTACGTTCTGGTCATGTCCTAAGATCTCATTGCAACGTGTCTGCCACCACTTAACTACCGCTCCCCTGGAGCCAACCTTGTAGCTCAGCCCGAATCTCTTCGCCTGCAGGCAGATCTGCTGTTTTACATACCGAGTATTCTTGCCATCTTTGCCATCTTCAGCCAGCTTTCTTCCCTGCTCATCCCGATAACCGTCTGCATTTGCAGCTTTCTGGAAGTTCTGAATATTAATATTACAGGTTTCTTCTCTTTGCGCCGGTACTGATACCATTTCAAAGTCCGTATAAAAGATATTGATATCACACTTGCCACTTATTCCAGGGACAGATCCTGATGATGTATACTGCCAAATATCCGCAAGGTCAATCTCCGCCGCTGACAGACTGGACGTATAGCGTGCATACCATACGTATACCTTTCCCAGTGCTTTTACGATCCGGTTCATGTCAAAATATTTATTAAGGTAATCTTTGTTGGTATAGATCACCGGGAGATAACCGGCTGCTTTGACCTTTTGCAAAAATGCAATTGCCATATCTGTAGCCAGCTGTTTTGTGACATTCACGCCTCTCTTACGCGCATAATTTACAGAGTCGTACTCAAAATCAAATGCAATAGGGCATTTGCTCCAGTACTTTTTAGCCTGAGTGATACAAAACTCTGCCTCTGCCACTGCCATTGCTGCGGTGTAGGCATATGAAAACCAGTAGAGCAGCACCTGCACAGCCAGATTAAAGCAGGCCAATGCATTGCTCACATACTTCTCGTCGACGTTATTTTTTCCGTAACCAGCCCGAATACCTATAGGCTTATATCCGGCATCACGCACTTTTTTGATATTAACATTTCCATTGTGTTTGGAAATATCCGGTCCTTTTGATAATGCCTTTTTCATTCCTCTTCCTCCTCTGATCCATTCAGCTTGCCGTCATCCAGCAGATCCTTCACTGCCTGGAACCACTTTTCTATAACGCTTTCTAAGAACTCATCAGTGACAAAATACTGCAGCCATGAAGGCAACCGTTTTCTTGCCTGACTTACTACATACTTCATCTTCTGCTTTCCGGAACCCGACTCTTTAAATGCATGTTCTGCCTTCAGAAACAGGTGATACACATCCACTCTGATCTCATCAATCGTCTTATCGCGGATGTATACCCATAAAAATGTTCCTACTACCAGTGCCGTCAGCACTGCCAAAATAATTACCATGATTGTACTTGTGCTCATTCTTTTACCTCTCTTTCCAAATCTTCAATTCTGTGATTTGCTACTTTAATTTGTTCCTGCATAACTGCCTGCGCTTCTTCTAGCTTGAATGTGCGTTCTATGACTGTGTTATGCTTATCCACCTTTTTTTCGAGCTGCTCCAACCGATATGTAGTCAATTTTGTATTGACCAGAATTCCGCAGAAGGCGCCTGCCGCACTTCCCGCGCAGCCGATCAGTGCCACAATGATTTCTGTTGCCATCTCAGTCTCCTTAATATAATGAGCCGGTCACCTCCTGAAGGAAGTAATCGGCTCTTGGCTCTTGGTTACTATGTTTTATTGTTTAAGGACCGTCTCTCACTCTCATAAGCAGCCTCCTACTCTGCGGTTGCGGTCAGATCTGCCAGTTGTGTCTCCAATGTATTGATCTGATCCCGGAGAGCCTGTCTCTCTGCATGGACAGCCTCCATATCATACTCGGTCTGCTCACCAAGGAGAGTATACTCATAGGTCTTGATAACCTTATAGTCACTGGCGGCGATTCTGGCCTTGAGGTCATCGATTTGCGCAGTCAACTGACTGATCTGCTGCTGTCGTGCCTGCTCTGCAAGCTCCTCTTCGGTCGGTTCAGGTTGCACCGGTGCAACTGGCTCAATATATACTGAGCCATCATTTGACAGCTCATACCAGCCGTCACCCGCGCGAAATAAAGTTGTGTATGCCTCATACTCGCCGTTGTCCAGCGGGTATTTACATCCCTCATCCAGGTAGAGGCGGAAGCCGTCAGTATTTACTGTGAGATTGTCTCCGGTGATCCGGATCACATGAGGACTCTCTTCTGACACAATGACCTTTGTAACGGTCTTTTTCTTTTTAAATTTTATGTAACCCATGTGGGCTCCTTTCTGGCGCTCTTGTGGCTGCGCCCGCCATCTGATCTACTACGCTAAATGGCAAGTTAGATAATAAAAATAATTTTATAATTAAATCATCAGAAAACGAAAAACTTAACGCAGATGTCGTCATTATAAAACACAATAAAATGATTCAGATAAGATTTGATGGATTCAAAAATCTTACACTTAATACTTACAATACATTATTTGTTTTACCAGATGAGTTTAAACCAGTAAGCGGAGCATTTTATGATTGCAGTAATCCAAACGGAGAGATATATCGGATAGTGATTAGCTCAAATGGCGTAGTTGAATTATTCCCATATACAAATATAAATCTCTACAATGCTTGTAATACTTTTGTTTATATTAGTAATTAAGCCATTTCAAAGGACACCCACATTACACTATACCTTTGGGCTACGTTTGTATATGCTACTAGATTATTATCACCATCAAAAAATATATCTATTAACCTATTTAAAGACGTCCCTTGTGATATAACAGTGAATAGAGTATATGGTGTTTGAGGTAAACTACCAGACACTAACTTATCCACTGAAACCATATTTGATCCAACAACTAGATTAATGGAAAAGAATCCACACGTAGATAATTTATACTTACCCAACTTGCCATTTAACTCAGTATATGTATCCGCTACCGCCTTGGCATCCGGCACGTAGCCGGTCACCTTGGTAGCCAACAGATCCTCCTTTGTTGTGATCATCTGAGCAAATGCCGGGGCTGTCAGATCGGCAAAAAACTTCTTGATCTTACCCATGATTACGGACAGTTTTTCTCCGGTCGCAATGTTAGAACGGCTGGATGCCTGGGTAAAAGCCACGGTCATGTTGTCAGCCACAGTAGGCGTATCTCCTTTAGGTCCCTGTTCTCCTGTATTTCCCTTTTCTCCCTTCGGGCCGGCAGTTCCGGGATCTCCCTTAGCTCCTGTATCACCCTTGATGCCTTTAAGATTACAGGCGTATACCCACTTTGCTACCGTAGCCACTCCGCCAGTCGTGCAACGATATGCATTTCCGGTATCTTTGTTAAGATACATATCTTCTGCAAGTGCATCCGATATTCCTGTGCCGCTAAATACTGTAGGTGTGGTGCTTGTCCCAGTAATCGCGGTACCTTCTGTCCAGCGGGATCCCCTATTCCCCCGTTCCCCTTGTTCTCCCTGAATACCTGGAATCCCCTGTTCTCCCTGTGGTCCTTTAAAATTTCCAATCAACACTTTTGACATAATCTATCCTCCTATGCATCTGGTGTTAAATAATATATGTTTCCTTCTTCGTCTACTTCGAACTGTGGGGGTGTCGTGTCATCTGCGTAGTACGCCCACAGGTTCCCCTCTGCGTCCCCAGACAGGGTAAACATACCGTTTATTGGCACTGTCACCCCACTGTCTCCACGATCACCCTTCTCCCCAGGATCCCCTTTATCCCCCTTGTCTCCTTTATCTCCCTTATCACCTTTCGGACCCTGAATGCCTTGAGGACCATTAAATTGACCGGTCTCCAGTTTTTGTGTGACATCTTCCACCAGATCCTCTGCGTGTTTGCTGGTGGTCTGCGCAGATTCCGCTGACTTTGCTGCTGCCGTTTCGGATCCTGCTGCCGCTGTGGCACTTGCACTGGCATTATCAGCTGATATCCCTGCCTGCTCTGCAGATACCCTGGCATTTTCCGCCGACTGTGCTGCTGCCGTCTCAGATCCTGCTGCTGCCGTCGCTGACTTTGCTGCTGCGGTCGCAGAAGCGCTTGCATTTTCTGCCTGGACCGTAATATCCGCCAGATAATTAGGCTGTAGCTTATCTGCGGTGATACTGCCATTTTTGATGTCCACCTTTACCTTGCCATCATCTCCTACCGTCCAATAAACGATATCGGAGTCCACAAATTCAAACTGTGTGATCAATGCTGACAGATCCACATATTTTTTACTGCCGTCATCCAGTGTGATGATCAGCTGCTGTGTAGTAGAATCATAGTCAAAATTGACCGCCAGTTTTTCGAGCATGGTATCGATGACCTGCTGTGCACCGGAGACCGCCGTGATTGTAAACTTACCAGTAGTCTCATCATAATCAATCTTATTGATGCAGGACTGCGCATCGACCTTGTCAAACTTGGTGAGTTCATGCGTGATCACACGGTCATCAATGGTGCTTACACCCTGACTCAGCTTATCCAGATTACGCTTATTCAGCGGTGTGTTGATTGACGGCTTATTTTCCCAGACGGTAGGTTCATACGCTTTCTGCATTCTGCTCTTCCCCTTTCTCTTCTTTCTGTTTTTTCTCCAGTGCGTCTCTGACCGCAATTTCCATTAATAATTCTTCCTCTGCACGCCGCTCCTGCTTTATCAGGATATCCTGCAAAGCCATACGCTTGACTTCCTCCGGCAACGGAGATGCTTCCACAAAGTTTGTAATTGCCTGACTAAATTCCCTGATTTCTAAATTGCTCATTCTTAATCCTCCGGTCCCAAATAAGTAATAACAGTCCCACTAATGGTTTTTGTTCTCCACGCAACTACTGTACCTTTATAATTCATGTACCCGTTGACACCCATTGCTCGCACACTGACCAGATCCACGCTGGACAGCTTATTTACGATAGTCGCAGCGCTGATTCTGTCCGCTTTAATTACACCGGAGGATGTCCAGTTGGCTACTTCCATGTAATTAGCCTTTACGGTTCCGGCACTGATATAGTTGGCTTCTACCGTTCCCAAACGGGCGCTTACACCATTCAGATCAGAGACTGTCACATGATCCGCTTCCAGGCTCCCCACACGACTGCTCACCGCATTGAGAGAGTCTACTGTAGCCTTGGTAGCAATCAGGTTATTTAACTCCAGTTTGGTCACATTCAACGTCTCTATGGTGGCATATTTGCTGACCAGTTCATCCGCATTTACCACACCGACCAGGTCTATCCGTTCTGCCTTGATCTTGATGCTTTCCGCAGTCTGATTGATCTCTGAAACGATATTGTCCTTGGATACCTTGGTAAGGATCTGCTGTGCATTGATGCTGATCTGCGTGGACAGATTCTGGTTGATATCTTTCATTTCCAGACGAGTTTCATCCACCGTCCTGGTAAGCACATTTGTTTTTCCCTTTAACTGGATAATCTGCTTCTGCAGTCCATTAACCTGTCCGGTCCTGTACTCCTCACCCTCCGCTGTATAACTGTCCCGGAGTGCCTGGATGCCTTTCAGGGTTCGCTGCAGGATGTAAGTGTACACATCTTCACGGGTCGTATGTAACAAAATGCCATCCCCCACCTCCAGGCAGGGATTGCCGCGGGCTTCCACCTGTGCCGGACGGTACCATACGACACCGATCACGCTGAGGACATTGTCTGCGATAGTCTGCAGTTCTGCCGCAGACTTGCCATACACCAAAAAGTTATCCTCTATGATGTAACAGTTATTACCGGTACCGGAGATAGCACCGATGTCGTTCTCTTCCTGCCGGATCTGCAGCTTATCAATATGCTGGCAAATAAAGTCTTCATACTGGCAGGAGATATAATTGCTCCGGGATACCTCCGTGGTGCCCATCGGATCCGCGGGATAAAGATCATCGGATGGATACAGATCATCAGCAGGATATACTCCCTCTATCATCTGCTCCAGCACCACATACCGCAGCTTACCATTTCGACCAATGTGTCCAAAGCAGCCGTTGATTTCGCAGATGGCTTCGATTACCGTTTTCCCCGGGAGTTCTCCCGGATCGATAGTTTTTTCTACCACCATATCATCGTTAATTAGTGTGATCTCTTCCTGTTCCACTCCGGCATAATTGCAAAAACTATCCCGGAACTGCCGAAGAGTTATCGGAAATGTCAGGCTGTTATACCACGCAGCCACATCTGTATTCAGGATGTCGTACATAGCATCGTATGCTACGATATCCCGATATCTTCTATCTGCCGTAGGTACATCAGAATCCACTTTATAAACTCCCATCATAAAAGGAGCCTCATCGGCTCCTTCCAATGTTACTGATACTGATATCTTTTTCCCTGCAAGAGGTACTACCCGTTCCCTGACCCTCAATTTGAAAGTACTCGCCTCACATCTGCCAAAACTTATTTCACTCTCTGAGCATAGTCTCTCTGTGAGTTCTGCGCTTTCACCTTTCCAGTCCTCCTCATTCAGCACACTTCCATCACTACATTCAATCTGCATTTTTTTTGAGACAGATGTGTCATTATAAATATCTTTATATTTGTAATCTACCATGTCTCCTCCTTAATACTCTATAAATGCAACACGCAGAGGTTTATACTCAAGCTCCATGCCGTTCCACGACTTCGTTTCTACTGTATAATTCGGCACATACATTTCTCCCGTCTTATATTCTCCGGTGTTCACATCAAAGTATGTGACTAATGCTTTCCTTTCCTTCACATTTATGTATGCAGTTTCCAGAACCTGCAGAAAATCTGTCATTTCTGCAGACTCCATAGGAATTGTATTGAACTCTATTTTGGTTGTATAATGGTCTGCGACCTCACGGTATAACTTATTCAATCCATTTCTGTCAGAATCCAAGTCTGCTCTCTGTTCCGGGCTTACCTTATAATTTTCGATATCCACATATTTCGAAATATCTGTATCTCCTACTTTTAACAGCCACCCTTGAAATGCCATCCTGCTGCCTCCTTATACATCCAGCAACAGGTAATTTCCAGTTGCTTTAAAGTACTCCCTGTTTATCTTTTTCAATAATTCCGCAAATTTCACGCCATTGATTTCTATCGTATTTCCAGAAGCTATAATTCTGATGATGGTCTCCAAAAGTGTAATGATCTTATCCAGCTTTTCCACGGAAATGGTTCCTCCAGATCCTGCCGCAGCCTGTGCTGCGCTCAGTGCCATTTTCTGTAACTTATCTTCCGGTGATACAATTTCTCCCTGATGCCTGTTATCACCGATCATGGCAAGCTGTGGCGTATTAGCCTTGACATATCCACCATTCCATAATTTAGGTATCTGCGGTGGATTACTCGGCATTTCGAAGCCCCAGTCTTTTCCCACCAGATCTCCTGCCTTCTTTGCTACGCTTCCGATTCCATTTACCACATTGCGTAGTGTAGAATATATCAATGAAATCATTGCATTCACACCATCAATGATCAGATTACATACTCCCTTGATAGATCCCCATATTGCTTGCCAGATTCCATCCGTAATTTTCTGTAAGCCTTCCCATGCCTTTTTCCAGTTTCCAGTAAACACTCCGGTGAGGAAGTCCAACAATCCTCCCAGTATTTTCATGGCTCCAGATATAATGTCTGACACGGTTGCGAATACGGTACTCATGATGTTTATCACAATGTCTGCCACCTGCTTGATTGTCGGTGCCAGATACCCGATAATTGGTTTGATTACGGTACTCCACGCGGTTGCAAGGAAATCGCCTACTGAGCTGATCAGATCAAGAATGTTATCCCATAGTGGTCTTAGATTTTCTTCCCATAATTCCTGTAACGCTTCCTTGGCATGATTCAGTACCGGCATCGCGATATCATTCCACAGTTCTAAAACCGTCTTCTTGATATCATTCCAAGCATCTACAATATTTCCAAAAGTACTGCTTCCCTGAGACTCCCACCAGTCCGTAAGAGAACTACCAAGTTCTCCCACAATCTCTCCTGTCAGTGATGCACATTCTCCACCGAAATCAAACAGATCTGTGAGCGTACCTTCTATCAGCTCTTGATTGTCTTTCATCCACTGGAATGTGTGTTCTGTAGAAATTTCAAACCCTTCCGCGAAGATTGTTCCCAGTGACATTCCAAATCCAGTACAACCTGTCAGAATATCATTGATTCCGTTTACAATATCAGGTCCTGCTTTATCCAGTGCCCCGAGCAGATTATTGTATATCTGCTCATTGATATCCGTAAGATTTGTAAATCCGTTCGCAATAGACTGGCTTACATCACTGCTCCAGGATTCTATCTTTTTCCTGTTGCGCTCCAGATAGCTTGCAATTCCATCCAGCCCTAGGTCTACCGCCTTGGCTGTAACAGCAATCTTATTTCCGATTCTGTTTCCGAGATATCCTCCCAGCGGATCCATGATTGTCTCAATGTTTCTGACTGTAGTTTTGGCCAATGGATCCATCTGAGCCATGATTCTTGAAAAATTATCCTTCAGATTTCCGAAATCAATCTTTTTCAGACCATTGTTGAACTGATCTGCAAAATTTTTGACACCGGGAATCTTGAATGCATCTGAGAGTTTTTTCGAAATTTTATCCACACTGGCTTCAACTTCCTGCGTGGAAGTCTGCAAACCAGCAATATCTATTCCTGAAGATCCTCCGTATGCCGAAGAGGAATCTGTCTTCTGGGAGAGCAAATCCAATTCATCAGTTGGAAGTAATCCACCTAACTTTTTAGCTGCTTTTCCCGCGGCATTAATATTATCACTGATTCCGGCAGACGCATCCTCTGCAGCCGCCATGCCTGTGGCTACATCATTACCCTTCTTCCCGGCAAATTTATCCGTAAATGCTTTAAATACATTCGCCAGCTGTACCAGTTTTCCCATCAGGGTATTGATCACCTTGATTGCCGGTGTCAGGACGTTGATCAATCCCTGACCGATTGCCGCCATAAAAGACTCAGTCTGCAGCTTCAGGATTCTGACCTGATTGGCCCAGCCATCAGAAGTCCGCATAAAGTCCCCGGATGCCGTCGCCAGTTTACTCTGAACAAAGGAATACCGTAGGGCTACCTTTTCTGCCTCCGACATAGCCGCAGTGGTCTTCCCGTAGCCGTTGGCCATAGCATAGGCATCCAGTGCCGTCTGTGTCATGACGACACCAAGATCTTTCAGACTCTCTGTTTCTCCAGTGAATACCGATTTCAGCTTTGTATATGCTTCGTCCTGAGATATGTTATAAAAGGATGCCACATCTCCCGCCAGTCCTGTCAGAGTGGTAGACATATCGTATGCCTGCTTCTCGCTGAATCCGAAAGCCTTGGCCATTGCACCGAAGGTTCCTGTGTACCTCTTGGCCATCGTCTCGGACAGTCCAAATGCAGTTGCGGCATTCTGCGCAAATTTATCTACCTGCTTTGACATTGCCGGGAATGTTACGTCCACAACATTTTGCACTTCACTCAGATCTGATCCCAGTTCGATACACTTCTCACTGAAATCTACGAGCTTTTTTACAGCAAAAGCGGCAGCCAGTTTCTTACCTACTTTCGTAGCCAGGCTCTGGATGCCGCTCATCTGCTTATTAAAGTCCTTTTTATTTACGACCAGATCTAATCCGATCTGTCCAACGCTTGTAGCTTCACTCATAACCAGCCTGCCTTCTAAGACAGGCACATCGGCACAGCGTCTTATAACTTCAACTCAAAAATCTTTTTACAGTCCTTATTTTTACAGCGGAAATAAATTCCTCTGCAATGTGCATCTTCCGTCTGCATTGCATTCACCGGATGCCCACAGTAAGGACACACTACTTTTTTCTTATCTACTTTTTCAATGTATATCGCCCCCTGCCAGAGAAATGAACGCATTCTTCAGTTGATCAAGGACTGCTGCCATATTATCAGGCGCTACCTTTTTTGCTCTGTTTGCACGCCATTCATTCCTGATTCTGTGTTGTTCCGGAGTAAAATGGTCTAAAATATCCTTATCCTCCTCGGCCCTGATTGCTACAATCCGTCCCAGCGGTGTCTCCGGTCCAATTCCAATAAGAAGATCCCTAAACTCATCCCACTTCATGGTATCAATTTCTTTTGACAGCCGGATCCCGTACTGCGCCTGGAAGGATGATACGATCAGACTGTAATCTCCGATCAGATCATAGTACGGGTCACTGCTCTCCCGGCTCTTCGTCTCCCGTGATCATGTCTACTGCTGCCATGATGATTGTCTGGAAATCCTTGAACTGGAGATTCAGTTTATCGATCTTTTTCCGATCCTTCTCATTAAAAATCAGTTCATATACCGCCAACACTTCTTTAGCTGATGCACCCTTCGAAAAAATACCCATGATCTTCAGCACAGTGGCTGCATCGGAATTTACTTCTACGGTAACATCCTTAACCTTCAATACCGGGTTCTCGTCAAAACTCAGCTTTTCTGTAATATCTACGATTTTCTTTGCCATAATAGCCTCCTGTTTTTATGCTGCGGGAGTAATCTCAGGTTTTCCATTGCTCATAATATCGAATTCCAACGGTGCCACAGCTGTAGAGTCTCCTGCTCCAATGTTCTTTACGTTCACCACTGCTCCGGCAAACAGCACCACGGTTCCGTCGGGGAATGTCCACTGGACATCTTTCTCTGCAGAGCGACCGTTTACCCACGCAAGTGCTGCTACAGCATCATTACCGGCATCTCCTACGTTACGTTTCGCAGTTACGGATATGGTAACTCCCTTACTGGTAAGCAGGCGTCTCACCCATCCTTTTTCTGTAAACGGATGCCATTCCTCTACTCCATTATCGAAAGATACACTGAATGTCTCGCAGTCCGCAATATCAACCATTTTCTTTTCGACACCGCTTGCTGCCGCATTGATCTGGAACTGGTTTTCATAGCATGGATATACTCCTGTAATAGGTGTGCTCATTCTTTTTCACCTTTTCCTTTCTCATAAATAACAGCCATCTCTATGACCCATTCGCAGATACCGGCATCATCTTTTCCGACATCCTGCGGTTCATAAAGAGGCTGTATAAATTTTATCAACTGATTGTTGACCGTTACATTTCTTGCAGCCTTCACCGCATCAAATGCTGTCATGGCTGTCTTCTCTGACTCTCTCGGCGAATTATTCCAGTGAATCAACAGGGTGACATATTTTGTCCCGTAAGATACAAGTTGTGGTCCTCCTAATGCTGTCTTATACTCCTGCTGATGTTTGCTGTTATAAACACCGATGGACTTCTCCTGCTTGTCCGGCAGGCTTCCCATATATACATGGTCTGCCAGTTCAATGGATTCCACATAATCCCGCACATCCGATAACATCATAATCCGGCAATCCTCCTGTATATTTGTTTGTATGCCTTTTGGCAGTACTCTGATTTCTTCCCAGAGATCCAGTCCTCATACCATTCGCCTCTTGCATTCGGATTCTCCGTCTTCTGGAAATGATATTCCGGGTGAAAATAAAGCCGTCTTGCATAGGGTGTGCTGGATATGATACTGACTTTTCCCTGGCTGCTCTCCGAATAATCGACAAAAGTGCTCTCGTTTTGCAGATTGCCGGTATCCCTTGGGAACACCTGTGCCTGCACCACATTGGTATGTAATGCCTCAGCGGTCTGCTCTAAAGCCATCACCTGTGCTCTCGTCAATTGTTGGATCTTCGGAAAATTCATCTTTACTGTGGAGTTTACACTGATCATACCAACAGCACCTCCGTATAGTTGACTGTTCCGTCCGGGTTTCTCGACTTACGCCCTTCCAGAATCCTGCGCTTACCCCCAAATATCACAGCACTTCCTCCGGATATAACCGGAAGCTCCGGGCAAATATCTCCTGGAAACAATGCTGCTCCTGTAATCTCTATCAGTTTCTTCTCGGCTGTCAGCACAGTCTTGGCTTTGTCCTGATAGTTACATTTTCCGGAATATTCCACCGGCTTCAATGGCTCCCCGTATTTGTTCAGTCCTTCCTGATCTATCGCAACAGAGATATCTGTCTTGCATAATCTTTTGGGCACCAGACACGGATATTTCATGGAATCACCTCGCAATTCTGCAACACAGACCCGTCTGCATCAGCAACGAATAGACATCCCGCTTCATGGCAATACCTTTTTCCATGAAAATATTCCAGGAACTTCCAAACTGTGCGGATACTCCATTTATGCTATAGCCGGATAAAATCGTATTGATTTCATCTGCATTCTCATATTCGAAATCTGCCTGCATGCAGACAACCTCTTTGATGGTCTCCTTTTGAAAAGCTGTCATATGGTCGAATCCTGCTGCCACAATCCGGTTAAATGTCAGGCTGTCAATATGCCGGGAGGCCTGACGAAGTGCTCTTTCAAGCTCTCCGTCAGGAATCACGCTACCATTATAGCTATCTTTATATTCTTCTTTTCTTACATAAGGTTTGTAGGACATATGCCCTCCTTACTCCCCGGTATACTCCGCGGTATCCACATCTACATAAACGCTATCCACTTTGTTGTCACGTCCATTCGGGAATACAAAGGTATCAGACAGAGATCTGTTCTGGTACAGGTATCCGTCTCCTTCGGTATGTGTTCCGGGATTGAAATAATAGATAGAAGCGATCTTGGGAACCGTCTTACAGGTCTGTCCGCATGCCACCAGTACATTGATCTTATGAGCTCCAGTTACTGCTTCGATATTATGCGTGCTGTCTGCTGCAACTTTTTTCAGAGGAGCAAATCCACCCTCAGCAGGCTCCCAGTCAAATGCATCATAGAAACGCTCATCATCGATAACTTCCATGATGGGTACGCCATCGATGTCTGTCACTCTGGTCTCGATACCAATACCGCCCTCAGCAATCTGTGTAAGTTCAATCTTACGGGTAAACTCAGTGGACTGCTCCAGTGCATCCATAATGGGACTGGCCACATACATAAGCAGGCTGCCATTTGCCTTGTACCGTCTCAACTTACCTTTTGCAAGTATATCCTTCAGCATTCCGAATACCTTTGCCTTGGTATAAGCTGAAATAGCAGTCTCGCTGTGGTATCCCTCTGTCTTCTGTGCCACCTGTGCCACACGGGAGAAGAACAGTGCATCTGTCTCAGGCACTACCTGAGTCTGTTCAAAGGTTTTGGAAATATTCTGCATGGATGCTGTTGCGTTGGTCTCATCCACATCTGCCTTGTCTACCAGGAACTGAACGTCTCTGTCATGGCTTACCGTAAAAGGAACATCTGTCTGATCGAAGGATCCCGTGTTCCAACCACCGGTTCTCTTGTGATTCTTATAACCTGTGGTGCTCATCTGTGTAAAGTGGAATGTCTTCGCATCCAGCCATCTTACATTAGATGTAATAAAGGGAGATGTTAACGCTCCCTGCATCAGGATCTGCAGGAGTTCAGGACTCCACTGCTGTGCATAGTTTAAATTAGGCATATCTTATACCTTCCTTTCCTTAGTTCCACCGATTCCATCTTTTGGTCGGTGTCTGTGTCTGTTGTACAGTCGCCTGCTGCGTATGCTGCGAAGGATCTCCTCCTGTTCCCACATGAAGGAAACCGGTAGTATCTGTCTCCTGCGGCTTTAATGCAGGAATATCCTCCAGCACCTTATTCAGCGCTTCCGTAAGTTTCTCGTTACTGATCTTTCCATCCTGTCCTACTGTCTGGCTGAAATCTGCCATCTTCAGTACATAGGGAATGGATGTTACACTGATTCCCAGTCCGACTGCTGCCATCGTCGCTGCCTGTTGGATCTGTGCCTGTCTTGCCTCAGCTGCTGCGGTTGCAGCCTGTTGTTGCAATGCTTCCACATTCGGCTGATTTGCCGCCTTCTGTTCCTTGAAGGTTGCTATAGCCTGTTCCACCTCCTGTTGGGAAAGCCCCTGCTGCTTGAAATAGGCTTTCAATGCCGTATCCTCTTTTGCCGCAAGCGTTCCATCCAACATCTGCTGGATTTTTCCATAGTCAATCTGCGGTGCTACATTCTGCTGTGACTGCTGATCAGTCTGTTCTCCTGACGGTGCTCCGCCCTGGCTCCCATCAGGGTTTAAGAATCTTCTTACTGTCTTGTAAAACATAACGTACTCCTTTCCATTTTGAGGGTGTCACCCTTACTGCGATCCATTGTCTTCGGTGTCTCCGGCCACGCTGCAGTTTATTGCCTTGCTCGTGTTTGGGCATAAAAAAACACGCAGTGAAGCGTGTTGATTACAGATGATTTGTTGCACCGGTGCAATTTTACTTTTCTACCACACAGATGTCATATTCCTGTGCACAAGTATGTTCAATCCGACATTCCCTCGCATCCTGCCATCCCTCGGCGAAATATGCAATGTCTGCCTGTGCGAGCAGTTCCAGCGATTTTCCCAAAAACCACAACGGCTTTGCATCTGCCGGTGCCCCCTCAAAGAAAGAGTCTATCACCTCCACCGGTTCTCCGACTGCCTGTTCCGCTTCCCTGATAGCCTGCTGCCTCTCTTCCTTGATTGCCTCATCCGTTTTTCCCTTCATAGGCTGGCTGATAAATAATTTCTTCATGTTTTTTCATCCTTTCTTTTTGGCATAAAAATACCACCAATCTACTGACTGGTGGCTTCGTGTTCTCTTATCATTTTTCGCAAACGGTCTTTATAGTCTTCGTAGCTTCTATCTTTTCCAAGGATATAGGCTGCATCCGCTCTGGTCCCAAATAATAGTACCTTTCCCCGTAATTCATGCAATTCCTTATCATTCTTCATCTTTTCTACGAATTCTTTCTTCAGCATAATTATCCCCGTAATATTTTAAAAAATGTTTCATATATCTCTGGTAGTTCATTTTTTATAAAACTTACAGTTTCATCATCCCCTTGATACAATGCTGCAAACACGTCTGCAAATATTTCCAGCTCTGTGTACCCCGGTTTACCTATATATTGTGATTCATGTCCGTATAACCCAATCACCTTGTTGTCTGTTATGCATGACATAATATCACTAACGAAATAATCGTACTCTAAATCCCCATTTTTATCAAGTCTACTTTGATATCTTTCCTTTGATTCCAAAATCCTTTTTTCTGTACTCTTAATTGCTTCTGAGAATTCAGTATGCATAGGACTACCGTATTCATTGTGGTCAATTCTATGGGCTAATTCATGTGCTAATACAGCCCTATAGTTCTCCTCCTCATATTGTGGATGTTTCGGATTGACAAATATCAAATCATTATCAAGATCATACGAAAAGGCATATTCTGACTTTCCATCTATCTGAATGCACTCATCTGTTGTGTACTGATCCATTAAATCTATCATGATCTGCGGAGTATCCGATCTCGGTACTTTCACCTCATCAGGAACTTTATACCGAACTTCTGTTTCCTGACTCCATTCTTTTTCCTTCTCGCAATACTTGCTTTTATTCTCAGGATCCAGTGAAAATGATGCTAATCTATGGAATTTCTTCTCCTGTCTCTCCGCATATTGCTGTCTTGCTTCTTTCCTGTTCTGTTCTTCGATATCTTCTATGTCTTTTTTACTGTATTCATTATCCAAATCCTCCAGTTCTGGAAAATAGGTAGTGTGGCTGTCTCTGCATCTAGGGTGGTATAGTCCTGCCGCGATTGCCGCGCTCATCAGTGGATATGGTCCGTCCTTAGCACTTCCACCGCTCCATACATCATCGATCAGTATCTTACCAACAAACGGTAAACACTTTGGGCAGGGATTTCCACGTTTATTCATGATCACCGTGGATATCCCCCATTCCTGCCTTTTCTGCCCTTCCCCCTGCAGGTATGCACGCTTACTGGCTGTCCGTATTGCCATGTCCGCATAGTCTGCCAATGTGTGCCTGGATCCATTGGCATATTCCACACAGTTAAGACCAGCGGCAATGAAATCCTTTGTAGCCATGTCTACCGCCTTCTCATAAGTCCCTGCTCCACTGTTGGCATATACCTGAGCATTAAAAATAATCTTGCGATATTGGTCATTTGCCATGCGCAGGACGGCTGTCTCAGCCTTTTCCATGTCTGATGTGGTCGCCCGGATCAGCGCCTCCAGCTTCCTCTGGTTCAACCGGAAGAATGCCGCCGATGCTCCCGGACTTACTCTTCTTGCCTGGAAACCTTTCTTTATAGCCTCCAGTATGGCTATCTCCTGCTCCATATCTCCTTCATCCCTGGCAGTACTGATCAGTGCTTCGATTCGGTTATTGATATCCTTGAATTTCGCACCGAACCGCTCCTGATTCTCTTTTCTGTACTTTTCCAGTGCCCGGAGTTGTTCTGCCTGCCACATGGACCACTGCTTGTCCTCATCGATTTCCTCAATCTTATGTCTTCGCATATTCCGGATCATGGAAGCAATGAGTTCATTCTCAATAGCTTGGAATGCTGCTCCGATATCATATTCTGAATTTATCTTAGGCATCTAATCACCTGCCGTTTGCATATACCTTGAATCCCTGGCTTTTAAACTGTCTGGTCAATGTCTTGATCTGCGTGACGCTGGTACAATGATCACATCGGAGTTCCGCATAATTACCTTTTTCCACTGCATAGATTCCTTTCGGGACCTGCTCACTGGCCACCTTCAGGAGCCCCTGGTATTCCTCCCGGTTCATCCGGTATGTTTTTTTCGCTACTTTTACTTCCATCACTGCCTCCTGTAAATCCGTTTATCCTGAATTCTCCTGCATCCGTCCTGATTTCCGGCTCCGGAATACTCTGAATACCCTGCTCTGCCTTGAGCCTTGCGATCTCTTCCTTTTTGCAATCATCATCCAGACTGTCACCATACAATTCCTCCACACAGCGCTCAATGCTCATGATTCCGCTCTGCTTTGCCTTACCAACTGTTTCCACCTGAGATTCAAATGAAGGATTGGCATATTCTCCAAATGGGAGATTTACCTCTACACTTTCCACTGCCTCATTCTTCATCAGGTGATATGCGTTGATACACATGGATACTACCTGTGGCAATACTGTCTGAAGAGTTTCCACGATAATATTTCTTGTGTACAGCGTTGTTTTTTCCTTTTCACGCTGCGCTTCTGCATTATCCAGTTTTTTTACATCAATCCCCAGTGTAGAAGGACTGATGATCCCCTGCAGGCAAAGGTCCAGTGCTGTACAGTAGGAAGCCTGATAGCTGTCATGAGGAATGCTCGGCTGGTCTGTACTGATTACGTTTTTCTGCCCTTCGCGCTGGTCTCCTTCTGCTGCAAAATATCTGTTATCGAACGGATTCGGTGTTATCGCAGCTCCTGTTTTCGGATCCCTCGGAACCAGACAGTCCGGAATATATGTTTTTGCTCTTCCTGCTCTCAGTGCATCCATCCACTGGCTCCATACTTCATCCAGCGCATCATAGCTGTCCACCTTTCCGTCAAAGATGCTTCCGCCACGTCCTTCATATTTTGCCGACTTATAGAACATCATAGGCACCGCCAGCATAACGCTTTTATCGAAGGTCACGTCTTCCAGTGAATCGGTTATCTGTAATGTAGTCAGCGGAACCTGTCTGTTATCCAGATACAGTTCGTTCTTTACATACCCATATCCATATATCTCATTGAGCACATATGTCTTGCCTCCTCCGCTGTATGGTGTCTTAAATATTACTTCCCTGACCTTGTCCTTTTTCCGGATGATTTCGACACGATCCCCGGCATACCATTCTAAAATAGGATACTTACTGAGCTCTGTATCAATGGACACTTTAAAAGCCCCGTCTCCGATATACAGCGTCTCTTTGATTGCATCCTCTATCTTATCGGCAAAGTTATTATTCTCAGGCTTTGCAATGTCTTTCCATATCTGTTTCTGCTTTTCATTCTCTGAGGAAAATTCAAATTCCCCCATATCCGGAAGGACTACTGCTGCCAGAGTTCTCACCGTAAGCGCCGGAACACCTGTGTGGATCTTGCGCATTTCCATCCCCGGTGTACTCTTGCTGGACCAGAATTTATATTTATCTGCATATTCCGCATTCTGCTCATAGAACTGCTCAAGTTCGTTGCTGTCACCACGATACCAGATGCGGTTTCGGATCGCATTCCCCTCGAAGTCCATCATCTCATTGATATTGAACACATAGGGATTCGCCGGAGAAACATTCAGCCAGCTCCGTATACCTCTTTTGATATTCTCATTTATCTTTTCCATCAGGTTCACCTCTGTTTATCCTCCTCGAATCCAATCATATTCCGGTATGGAATCCATCCGTACTGGTTTGCATTGATCGTATGGTCGTTCTTATCCTCCGGTATCGGGACATCCTCTTCCTCGTCCCATGAATAGCGTTCCAATTCCGAGATATGGTTTGTACAATCCTCAACTACCAGATAGCAGTCCTGCTGGATCCATCCCAGTTGTAAATTGATACGGTCCAGTATTGTTACCTTCTTGTAGGACTCAATGAAATTATAAAGGCACCCATGCAGGCGCTTATACTTCCGAAGTTCTGTTATTGTCGCCGCATCTGCGCAGTCAATAAAAGACTCTTTTGCAAATCCCCATTCCGATCTGCATCTATCCAGAAAAGCTATAAACTTTACCGCTGTGTCAGAAGGAGCCAGCGGCACACTGAGATCCGCATTGCTATATACCTTCTCAGCTAGTGTGATCAGCTTGCGGTCATCCGTAATGCCCTGGAAGATCATTGCAATAGTATCCGGAGATTTTGAGGAATATGATGTATCCAGTCCTGCTGTAAACTTCCTGAAACGGATATTCCCATCCGCAATCTGTTTCTTCACCCACGCAGCAGTAACAACATGTTTCTTTCTGACAAAGTTGGAGAATACCAACCCTGTCGCTTTTCCGCGGAGACCTTGAATCTTGTTTTTCCAAATTTTGGTACCCTTAGGTGTGTTTTGCAGGATCATCTGCAGCTTATCCGGTGGAAGGCCTGCATTGTCTTTAAAAGAAAAGAACCAATGGATCCATCCGTCCTTTGGCTCTTCTTTCAGTTCCTCTATGATTTCCTGCGGTGTCTCATCCTTCCATTCCGGAAGAGGACGCGCACAGTTGATATATTCTTTATACACCGGCAGTCCCGGATCATCCGGGTTCAGTGTTGCCATCAGATAATCACATCTCATGGATGCTTCTCTGACAAAATCTATGTCTGCGGTATTTACTTCATCTATGTACAGACAGCCATATTGTCCACCCAGGGCCTTCTTCCACTTTTTCTTGTTACCGTAGCCCAGCACATAAATTACTTTATCCCCCTTGCCAGTATGCAGAATCAGATGCGGAATCTTATCGTCTTTGGTTCCGCTGCCGTTATACTCCACCAGGATCCCGAAATCATCCAATATACCAAGGTCCTTGTTGATGATGTTCTTCTCAGCAGTTCCGGTGTCATCCGCTGCAATGATATGCAGCTTCTTGGGGCTTTCCGCCACCTTAAGCATAAACTTGAAGATTCCTACCGTTGTTTTACCTGCCGCCGTGGTTCCTTCCAGGAATTCCACCGGAGCATCACATTTCAGGAATGCTTTGTATTTCTCTGACAACAGGAGCTTACTTGCGCTCATTACCCATCACCACGCATCTGTCTGATCAGGTCATCCAGTTTACTCTGTTCGGACTTGAGTTCTCCGGAGATCTGGACATCCTGTTTATCTCTCCATTTATCCGGTTTTCGGTTCTTCAACCAGAATATTTGGGCCGTGGTATCCGGCTCTACTTCTTTTACTTTTCGTTCCACAAGCATTTCTTTTGTTTTAGGGAACTTCTCTCTTACAAGCATCAGCTCATCATCTGTTGCCTCCGGATGCTCCAGTTTGTAGCGATTCATATATTCAAATAGCTTTTGACTATATTCTTCCTGCTCCATCGGAACGCTTACATATTTGTCTTCTGTATACCGATATCCCAGTGCCCTTTTCAAGAGCGCATTTTCCACTTGCAGGTCCACAACTTCCTTTCCCCTTTTTAGGGTGTCCGAAATGTCCGGATACAATTTTTTCCATTCATTTAATGTAGACCTAGAGATTCCCATATTACTAGCGATCTGCTCTTCTGTTAGTCCATCCCTTGTCCATCCTTCCAGCTTTAGTAAGCCTTCCGGTGTCAGCCAATATTTATATTTGCCTTTTGCCATCTGCTCACCATCTCTCTAAAGTTGCACCGGTGCAACTCCACGAAAAAAGGCAACGCAGCTATCTGCATTGCCCTGTCACTAATTTATCACGATACTATATTATCACATTTGACATGCGAAATCATGCCATCTTTTACTTTAACTCCCCAATATACCTTCCAATCTGTTCTATAGTCTTAAAAACTATCCTCTTCATTTGTCTCTCACTGTACGAGGCACCACCGATTTTTAGGTAGGGAATCGGTGCTCTGAGACCTTTACTCCAGTACCTGATTCTTATTACCTTCTGTTCTTCTGGTCGAAGAGAATTATATACAAATTCCACTGCCTCAATCTCTTTCTTGATCCGTTCATGGTATACGGATGTCATCTTCAGGGCTTTTGCCTCTGTGACAGACTGTGCCTTGTCTCTTTCCTTGGCAGGATCCGACGGACGACTGCTGCCTCCCGCCGGTGATGCCATAATGTCCGATATGTACTCCTCATATTCTTTCTTGCGTTGGGGATACCGTAATAATATAGTTTCGATAATCCTCCAGCTTGCTCTGTTAATTCTTTGCATCGATGCTTTCTCCTTTCTGTTGCACCGGTGCAATTTCCGGTGCGGTTGCTATGCTACTCTGTTATATTTGTGCTGCATCTCTTCGATGTCATCTATCAGGTAATACTGGACTGTCATGTCCGGCTTTGCATGTCCCAGTAATTTACTTACCAGCAATACATCCCCAGTCTTGCGATATAACACGCTTGCAAATGTCTTGCGATACACATGCACGGTTGCTGTTATTCGGGATACTCCGCCACGCACAGCCATCTCCTTAGCGAGCTTTTCAATGCCATACTCTTTCATTCTGTTATGCGGTGCCCGATCTGCCAAAAACAGCGGATCTGTCCCAGGCCTGTCCCCGATGTAATTTCGTAGTGCCATCACCGCCACCGGCGTAAGCATTCCGGTACGGTAGGTGTCTGTCTTCTCGGCATAGATTGATACCTGCTTATTTGTCAGATCAATATCTGACACGTTGAGGTAAGAGATTTCACCTACTCGCATGCCGGTACAAATCATCAATTCAAACAAAGCTTTTTCTTTCGGTGTCTGCAGTGCGTAGCGGATAGTTTCAACTTCCTCATCTGTCAATCGTACCTTCTTTTTCTTGATCTGCTTAACCTTATCTACTCCGTCAACAATATTGTCCTGGATATGCCTCTTTTTAAATGCCCAGGAAAAGAATGTGCATAAGTACCGGTATATTGTGGATTTATAATTGTGGCTGATGTGATCACGATAGGACCTTATAGCAAGATAATCTGTAATATCCTGCGCTGTCACATATTTATAATTCTTATTCACAAATTCGAAGAATTTCTTTATTATCCCAATATAGCTTCGTATTGTCCCTGCATGGAGTCCTGCTGCCACGCCGTCTACACAATACCTTTGCATTAACCACTCATTGTCATGCTCCATAGTCATAGGTAGCTGTTTGATCTCTGCCAGCTCAAAGTCCTGTAATTTTACATACAAGGTGATTTTCATGCGGTCAATCTGTTCCTTGCTTAAAAAATCGTTCAATTCATAGGCAACTTCGTTGATCAGGTCGTTTTTCGTCATAAGCGCACCTCTTTCATGTTGCCTAAGGTATCACATTATGATATGATGTCCTTAAGCAGTGAGCGGTAGATGCTATCTTTGGTCGGATGGTCTACCGCTGTTTTTATGTAACGATTGCAGTCCTTCTGCAGCTGGAATTTCAAATTGTGTATTATGCTACTTATTACACTTTTAACATTTTTCCTTTTTCTATCACTCCTTTCACTGTCCGGATGGATTCCGGGAATGCCGCTATTATTTTTTCGCAAAAATCCATCATCCCGTTCTCCTCCACTAAAACATAATGGCATTTCCTTCTTTGTGATATACTAAGCCATCTTGCAGCATTTCTTTCCACTCTTCCTTTGTTGCCTTGAATTTACCAAAGGTAGTTGCATTAACTTCGCACCATTTGCACAATTTGTCCAATGTTTCAAACACAGGGCTTATGGGGCTCCCTTCACTCGTAGTCTCCCACAACTGATAGCCTTCTCCCTTCGGTGGTTCGCAGAGTTCCTTTAATTTGTCCTTAATTTGCTTGAAATACTCATCAAATTTAGGGCATCCATACTGTTCTGTATCAATCCCTTTGATTCTCGCAAACTCCTTACAATTTTCACAATATTCCTCATTTTGCGAAGATATACAAAACGAAATGTTATCTACAAAATATCCGTACCAAACTTTATGTAATGGATAATCAAAATCCAGTGGTACACGCTTCAATTCTCTTCCCATGTTTCTCCTCTCTGTTCCTAAATTTCAGTTTAGATGTTCATAACACCAGACTTCCATCCTGCTTTTTTAGCCTCTTCTGAAAGAATCTCATTTTCTTCAGCTATAGCCATTTTTCTTTGTTGTTTTTCTAAACAATATATTGATAAAATTTCATCCACCAACTCATTAATACTACATAGCATATCTCCGTCAACCTCTTCGGTTCGTTCTGCATCATTTAAAATATTTTTTATATCTTCTGCACATTCATGTATTTTTCTCATACAAATGCCTCCATAAATCTTAATATTTCAGTTTACCTAAGCATTCGACACTATCTCTTTGACCTTTTTCTCGTAAAATTCATCCGAAATATACTTATTTCCGTAAGGGAATTCGCTGTCGGTCAGAACAGCATAGGCTTCCGCCCAAGACAGACCTCCTCTGGCTGCTAATCTGTCTAATGTCTGACCGCAGTGGTTTTTTAATGCCTGCTCTTCATGCGGTTTGATAATATCATAGGGAATGTATTCTTTTCCATTTTTCGTCATAATTGGGAATTCTTTCATACTGCTTCTTTCCTCCAATTCTTCCGGACTGTATTTTCGATAGCTGATTCCGTAATTTGTAAATCCACCGGACTGATATGTTATAAGTCGTGACATTTTATACCATCTTTCAGTTTAATCAAATCTCTTATCGTATTTTTTATCTTCTACAAGGTCAACATCTGTATAATTATCAAGGCATTTCTCATAATGCCCCTCTTGCTTAGTAATTCCTGAATATGTTTCATACGGATTAGGAAGATTATGTTTTTTACAACATTCATAGCAGATTACAAAACTTCTAGTTTTTTCTCTATTTCCATACGGTTCATTATCTGTATGATACCTTGCAAAATTTTGAAAAGGTGTCATAGACAGTAGCGCTGCTGTTCTATCACAATCCTTACCACAAAAATCACATATAGCGTGTATCATGCTCATTACCTCTCTTTCTACGCTAAATCCTAAGACTTTAAGACCAAAGTTCCATTATTCCTTTCGACAGTATCCATTAAATGCATTGCTGCGTTTAGTGACTCCTTCTCTGCCAGAGATAATTCATCTGCAAACTTATCAAATATGCAGGAAAGATTATTTATATGCTCCCGTGTTTCCGCATTATATATTTTCATCCTATTCCTCCACTAAATCCTAAGTTAGCTTATTAACCTCTGTCCACATTTCGGACAGTATTCATCGCTCACTTCTGCGTCATTGCATCCGTTTTCCTCTAAACAGTTGGGGCAGATGTATTCGTCCACATGGATCTCGCAGACTTTCATTGGAATCTGCTTCTTAAGAGCCTTTATTCCCATTTGTGCGGCTGCATAAGTCTCATCTGCCACAGGGCAGCAATGCCAGCTATTCAATTCTTCTATTGCGTCGCTAATTGCAGTAATATCTGCAAGATCGGTAACCTGATCTGTCGCCTGTCCTGTGCACAACGCATATTCGTTCATAATTATCTGGATTATACAATTATCACAATCACTTGTGCAGGACTCGGATCCTTCACACGGCATCTCTACATCGTCCGGGACGCTTTCTCCTTCGCTTGTAGCCGGATTGGTCATGGTGCAGCATTCTTCCGGTACCCATACTCCTTCATCAAATTCAATCATTTTTATCATTCTGCTGTCTCCTAATTTTGTGCAAAATCCAGAAAAAATTCCTTGGGTGTCTGACCAGTGTATTTATATGCCCTATCGTCAATGTATACCTGCGCCGGTATTTTCCTATTCGTGATTCCAACAACAGAACAGTCCTTATAAAATTCCGTGCTGTAATCCAATACTTTTGCGTCGATAGCAAATCCTTGCTTATCCCACCATTCTTTAATCTGCCAGGGATTTCTTGTTGAAATAATCACACAAGGAATATGAACTGACTGCAATAAAAGTATTAAATCCATTACATCTAAATTTGCATCGTCGTAAATGCTTCCGTCCTTCCATCCATTTCTATACTTATGGATCACTCCATCAAAATCAAATGCAACGGCATGACCTTCTTTTAAATTTACTTGGTATGATACTTTTTCCATATTTTCCATTTCCTCCACTAAAATCCTAAGTTAGTTATCGTCGTCACCTACGTATATTGCCAAGCATCCCATTGCATCTGACAAAAATTCCATGTCCTCCTCATCGGTGCTGACCCGTTCTTCTGGGTACCTGCTTCCGCAATACGGACAACATATCCTCTGACCTTTAGTATTTGCTTTTTCTACCGCCGCTCTTCCCGCTATGAATTCATCACCGCAGGAGCCACAGTGAAACTTTACCAAATCATCTGCATACATTCCTTTTTCCCATCTGTCATCTCGATACATTACATCTCCTCCATTCCTAAGTTACCATCCGATGATACAGTATCCCGGCATCAGTCCATATTCCGGTACATCCCGGAGCACATACATTACTTTACGTGCTTCCATTCTTCCAGTATACTGGCCATCGCTCCATTCTCGCAGGATCAGTATGTCTCCCGGCTGTATATTGTCCTCATCCTTGCGGAGCTCGAAGTTTTTTCTCTCATTCCTCACTGTCTGGAAGTACTTCGGCAGGATTTTCTTCTCCACTGTCTTCATTCTTCTTTTTCCTCTTCTTTCGGTATTTTTCCGGATCATAGTCCGGATTGAAGGAGCTGCGTGTCATTGATATGCTCTCTTTCCGCTGGTCCTTTGCGTATGATCTACGCATGGTCTCTATTTCCGGATCCTGGTTCTCCAACCCCATTGTCAGGAGATCTCCGTAAGAAAAGCTCCGGCGGAATCCGGTCTTTTTATCCATGGTTAATACTATTCTTGGATAAATTTCTATAATTTCGTATTCCCTAAGTGGCTTTCCCCATCTCCCTGGATCCTCTTCGTTTTCTTTTATTTTTATAACATCCCCGATATGTACATTATTGATTCGCGGCGCAGGATCCGGTAGAAGATTGCCGTCCCAGTCCTTATACTGCATTGTTGTCTCCTTCCTGGACGGCTGCTGCCTCTTGGTATCAGCGGCCGCCCCGTGGCTATGTCTATAGTTATCGTGAGTACACTCCAAAAGGCTTATTGGTTTAATTTCTTAATTGTTTCTTTGACGCTGTCGTAATAGCGATTGATTCCACGCACTAAAAGTTCTGTCTGTGTAATTCCCATCATTTCAGCGCAATATTCCATTCGCCGTTTTTCTTCTGGTGTCAGTCGTACTGAGATAAGTTCAGTTCGTGCTTTCATAATTTCTCCATTTTGTATATACAAATTTGTATATACATTATTTCCATTTGCTGTATGTCAGGGCTTCCTCTGACCAGTCTGGGTAATGGTCCTGCAGGTACTGCCTAAATATCTGCAGCATCTCCTCCCGTCTGCCCTTGTTGCCATTGTCCAGCATCTCATGGTGACTTTGGCAGCCCAATGCACCATTCTGCGGGATTCCGAGTCCGCCGCGGGATTTCGGGATGTAGTGCATGATGCTCTGTAGCTGCTGTCCGTACCAGGTAACGTCCTCCATGTGATATTCCATGCGGCAAAAGATGCACTGGTACAGATCCCGCTCCTTGATGATCTGACGGGAGGCGGCATTAAACTCCCTCGCTCTCGCCTGCTTCGACATCTTCGCCATCCGGTTTGCCTCCTTTGCTGAGTTCTTCCAGGCGGTCCAGATAGCCAGAGATATCAGACAACTGCTGTCTGGCGGCAACGATCAGATCCATCTCGATCTCTGCATTATTTTTGTTGCCAAATGCAGTATGTAAAAAACATATCTTCCACAACTTCCGGAAGAGTTCTTCCTGCTCTTTCCCCAGCTGCCATAGGTTTCTTTTCAGCGGTGATCCCTCCGGTGGAAGCATGGGCTTGTCCGTTACAGCTGCTGCCTCTGCCTTCTCAATCTCCACCTCAATATCCGTGACCTTGCTCTCAGCATCCACCTCGTCCTTTATGTCCTGAATCTCTGCCTTGGACAACGTAGGCGGAAGTACCTCGTTAATCTCGTCGGGGATCTGCAACATCAATGTAAGTTTTGCGTATCCAAATCCCTTGTAGCTCGTGAGCAGATGATCAGAGTAGCCATCCTCAGAAAATCTATCATTGATACTGATAAAGCGGCTTACCTGTGTCTTATCTATGCCATATTCTGCCTTGGCAAAGTCTGTCACGGTTGCATATCCGCTCTCTGCCAATATATTTGTGTCTCTGGCTACCTTGAGCAGATAGCCGATCTGTACAAAATCCTCTGCTGTCCGGGTGAGAACTGCATCCAGCTCCTTCTTATATTCCTGATATGTTTTTGTGTATTCCATTAATTCCATCAGATCACCTCCATAAAGTCACTCTCCAGAGCATCCGCAAGCAGTGTTCCTTGCAGGCTCCCGTGCCATACTATCTTTTTCTGCTCCCGCAGTTTTTTATAGCCTTCCTTGCGGGCCTTGTCGCTCTTCTCTGCCAGTTTTTTATCCTCTTCGGATAGATTTTTCTTCACCCACTGCTGCCACTCCTGCAGAAACGGCATTGCATCGTCCAGATCCTTATATGCCTCATTCAGTACGGACTTTTTCTGCCGGATGTTTCCTCCCGGCTCAATCTCCACCGTGTACCAGGGAGTATCCGGTTCTGCGCTGTGCCGAAGGAAGATCAGATAGGTTTCCCTAATATCCATCCTCTGGAAGTAAATATCACAGGTGTGGATGCAGTGTTTTAATACGATTCCCTCCCGGTAGATATCATCGATGCTTCTAGGGGCAACGATGCAGTAAGTTCCGTTATCATACTCATATTTTTCCAGTTCTCCGGATTCCATGAGGGCCTGCGCCCGCGGGAAATCTATTTTCTTTTTTGCAATTTCCTCTGAGGAATCCAGCATGGATATCTTGGCCACTAACTCGTTATGTGCAATGGCAAGGTCTTTCGGTTTCAGCAGGAGTTCCCTGCTACAGTCCATCTTTAGTTTGGCCATCATGTTCACGTAGTCGTTCCAGTCTCTCCATACTGCCGTTTTTAATTCGCGGCCTCTTAACGATCTCAGCCCTGCCTGTTTGTTCAGGTAGTTACATATTTTTTCAATGGTCAGATATTTTCTGATTGCGGATCCTTCCAGTTCTTTCGGGCTGATGTCTGCTTCGGAAAGAGTCTTTATATCGCAGTCACGCAGTATCGTATTCATCTCCTTTTCTTTCTGCAGCCAGATGAGCATTTCCATGTTGCCATCCATATTTTTCAGGCGTTTCATCCGGGAGTTATCTATTTTAAGTATCTTTGCAAGTCCGCCGGACGCTTTATTGTCCAGTATTCTGTCCAGCTCGCACCGGCTGTCGTTTACCATATCCTTTGCCAGTCTGTACAGGCCCGCCTTGTAAGCCATCTCGATGGCAGGATAACGATGTTCCTGGCTTAAAAAATACCTCAGACCTGCTGCCTTATACCCTTGTTTCACGGCAATCGGATATGCCGTTTTGTATTTTCTAAATATCTGACCAAAATTTTTTTGGTACATGGTCTCGTAGTGTTTTCTCACCCAAGCTTCAGGATCTGCTGCCCAACGCATTCCCCTCCTGCGATAATCCATGTAGATATATGTCCCCCATCCTTTTGCTGTGACAATGGTTCTCCTATACTCGCGGATGGTGTAAGTAGATTTATTAATGCTCAGGGCATCCTTATCGTCACATCTCCGCACTTCAAAGTCTCTCTGCACCAGTCCGTCCTTATATCTTTGGATGCAGGAAGCATCATGTGCACGTATCCAGATGCATTGTGTTTTCTTTGCCCGCGATATGTATGTGACCTTTTTCTTACAGACTGGGCATCTACTCTCTGTGTTGTGTGTCGGTTTTTCCGGCAGCTTTACCCTGCCGATGCACGACGTACAATATCCTTCCGTAGATTTCGACGAGGCATAATAAATATAATTGCTGCCGTCGAATGCGTTATGATGCCACCAGGTCTCGAATCCTTTGGGTGGATCCTTGATCGGCTGCATATCCTTATCCCACTGATCCGTCAGCTTCTTTATTTTTTTATCCTCATTCCGTTTTTTACAGCCTTCCTGCCACTCGCACATCCCCCAGAATCCTTTTTTTATTGTCCCCAGGATCTTCTGTATCTGGACGTTGCCTGGCGGATTCATGTATACATACTCATCCCAGTCTTTCTTGTACCAGCTGTAATCTTCCAGATTGTACCCATAGGCCTTTCGCCATTTGTAGGATCCGTCCTCCTGCCTCTCCCTTGTGATATACTCATCACCTTCATAGTTGACGAAGATATCCCACTTCGGTGTATACACTTTTTTACCGATATCTTCTCTTGTGCAAATGGATACTTTCAGGAATCCGCCCAGCTGCTGACATCTCGCCGCCAGATGGTACTTTTCCTCGTTTATTTTTCCATAGTAATTTCTCTTCGTCCCCGGCTCCTGTAATGCCCGGATCATGGCCGGAGTGGCATTCAGTGTCCTCAGCTTCTCCAGTTCACTTTTTCTCATTTACCCGCCTCCCTTTTGCGTCATAATACACATCCGGCAGGATCTTTATCCCGTCTACCTTAAAAGCACCGATTTCCACGATGTCCCCGTCGCCGTCGTCCCTGACAATGTAAAGGTTATCCCCTGCTTTTCCACGGGCTCTCGGATTTTTTCCCCGGACGATAACATTTCCATTTCTGTATGCCTCCCCGCTCTCCACCATTACGGCTGCTGCCAGTTCTGATTTCGGATGTTTTGACATCCACAACACTCCCAGACGATACAAGTCATCTATCGTAAGTTCTTTTACCAGCATAATCTCAGGTGCCGCAATCCTGCTGCCGTATCCGTCCTCGTCTATATTTCCCCGCAGTTCCACGGCAAAATATCTGTCATCCTCACCGGAATACCATCTCAATACTTCCAGAGGATTGTCTGTCGCATGGAAGCCGGTATCAGCACATCTCGCCTCCTGCTCGCTGTACCATTTCCCAGGTTCGTAATAGAACACTCCTTTTCCCATCGTACAGTTCAGGTCCTTATGGAATCCTTTATATGCACGCATTTCACACCTGCTTTCCCAGATAGTAGTCCAGTATGATCTTTTTTAAATCATCCCGGCCACACATACCTATAAAGGCGGCACTCTCAGGGAGTCTTGCTGCCTGTATGATCCGCTTGTCTACCTCTATACGGTTCTCGGATGACAGCTTCAGCCCGGCGGCCAGCACGTCCAACAGCTTCTTGTCCGGGTTAAATACAGCATTGGCCAGTGTATCTCTGTCTTCACCATCATGGTCCACCGGATAGTCTGTCAGCATCTGCACGATAAAGTCCTTCCAATCCTTTAATTGGCTTTCGAGATGCAGATCCTGTTCTTCCAGCTTCAGCTTGGCAATGGCGGCCATCGTCGCATTGCAGAGGCAGTCTTCCGGGTCGTCACTGTCCATGTAATCCTCTGCATCCTCTTTCTCCAGTCCGCTCTCCTCTGCCAGTTTTATCAGTTCTGACAAATCTCCTGCGTTCTTCAGTTCTGCTGCCTTATCATTCAACTCTTTTACTGTCTTAAATTTCTCCATCTGATTTCCTTTCCCGGTGTTGCACCGGTGCAACTTGTAAATTTTCTTTACCAGTTCATTTGTTATATTTTCACCATCCCGGCGGCTTCACCGAAATGGTCTCTAACACCTGTCATGTACTGGTGTTACCTCTTCGAACTCCACTTTTGTAAAAATGTTAGATTCCGCGTTTATTTTTGACATATTATAGGCAAATGCCTCAGAGTACTCATGCCTTCCGGCCACAGCAGCGATGTCATGACCCATTTCCCGGGATTTCTCCAGTATCTCTTTCCAAAGATCCGCATCCTTGATCTCATTCCCTCTGCTGTTCTTCCAGTCATTCCGTTCCCATGTCTCCACCCATCCCTGATTGATCACGGATGCGACGTAGGTATTCTCCATGTAGATAAGGATCATCCGCTTGCCCCGCATACGTTCCAGTGCCCGGCAAATACTCCACAGCACCAGCCGGTTGGCTGTCCCGTCCGTTTTTCCTATCTCCGGCGGTTTCTCATAGTACTGCTTTTCTCCCATTTTCATTCGGAGAGTATACATTACCTTTCCGGTCCTCTTTGCGGATCCATGAAGAGTAGTACTCACAAACATTTCTATAGTTTCCAAAATCAACACCTCCTTACCCTGTTCGGCGGTTTCTTCCGCTCCTGTGTTTTTAACCTGATCAGTGTGTAACTCCTGTATAAAAATCCCGTGACCGGATTGATGCCCTCATGCATCCTGGCTATGTAATATCCCTTTGGCGGTTTGACTTCCGGCTTCCAGCGGACCAGCTTGTCCGTCTTAGGCTCCGGAAGCGGCATATTGCGGCTGGTATTGTAGGATGACTCCGCAATTCTGGGCTTGCCCGGTGTGCCGTCCGCCTTGATCTCCGCTGTGTGCTCGTCCTTGGTCAGGTAGTCTGCCAGCTGCTCCATATCGTCGCCGGTAAACTTGCTGTGTCGGATCTCCGCCACGTAGGTGCCGCCCTTGGTCCATGCCTTGGTTACGATAGCCGCTGCATCTCCCTCCGGTGTCTGCTTGATCACAAGATGGATATGCCAGGCTCCCTTGGTGCCGCGTTCGATGTTGCGGATCCAGTAGAGCGGCGCTCCCCTCAGCCGATAGATCTTTCTGACCTTTGCCATTGCCTTTTGGAAGTCCTTCAGCGCTTCCGCCATATCATGAGGTCTATTCTCCATCGCATAGGTCCATGTGATAAACAGGTCTCCCTGGTCAAAGTACTGTATCAGTCTCCACCGGCACAGCCTCGCCTTGTTCCTTCGGTTGATCAGCCTCACCTGTTCCTTGGTTGGCTTCTCCTTCTTCTGTCTGGTCTTACCCTTCCCCCCATAATTCCCATCATGGTACTCTTCCACGTCCAGGACATCCCCATGCTTCAGTCTCATTTTCTTTCTCTTAACCATGTCTCTGTATCCTAACTTTAATATCTTTATCAAGTGCGCAGGGGCTTTCAAAAAGCCCCATTTTTCTTGACTTTTTTAGTCCACAGAGTTACAATTATCTTGTCTATATAAGTAGCTCTGTGAGCTGGCCGGCATCGCCAAATGCCGGCTTTTTTATTGCGCGAAATATGCCGGGTTTTGCTCCGCCGGCATGTAATAACCATCTTCCGCAGGTCTGGCTCCGAAGTAGCCTGCCTCGCCCGGGATCCGGTAGACCATGCACTCAAAACCCAGGTTGTTCTTGATCAGGCATTCCCTCATAACCTTTGCTATGGAGCGGTCATCAAAGGCACCCTGCTCCTTCTCGTCTCGTTCCTCGTTGTATCGCCCAAACAGCTTTTCTCTGACTTCCTGCGGTGCTTCCAGAAACACTGCAACGGTGCTTGCCTTGTCATACAGATACTTCGCCTGAAACCAGTCCTTCCGGATCACCGCTTTCGTAAATTCGTCCCCCATCTTCAACAGCTTGTCCATGTAGTACTGTTCTGTTTTCATCCGTTTTCCCTCCCTTCAATTCTTCCAGTTTCCGTTCCAGTTCCCGGATCCTTTTCTGCTTTTTCTGCAATTTTTCCAGCTGATCCTCGCAAAAAAGCAAAAAAATAAAAAGCATAGCCGCCAAACCCATGACTATGGCGATCTGCTCTCTTACTTCTGTTGTCCCAAAAACATCCCTCAAAACCCACGCTCCGAGGAGTGATATCGCAATATTTTTATACATCCGTAGCCCCTCCGTATATCTGATCTCTCAGTCTATGTATCTGGATTATCCTTTCATTACAAAGGTCCTCCATTACTTCCAGCGTGCTCAGCAATGACTGCTCCTGCTTGTCATTCGTTGTAATGATCTGTAAACCTTCAAAGTTATAATATTTCGCCTCCGGCACTGACTGCTTCACTTCATCATAGACATACCCGGCCAGTTGCGAATTGCTGGCTTCCCAGTATTTGTGACCGTCTTTGTTTTTCACAACTTCCTTGGCACAATACTTAATCATTTCCATGTTTATCCCTTTCCGATCACGCTCTCCGCGTGGTGCCCGGCGCTGATCTACCGGACACCGAAAGAGGTTCCATGTCGCCATAGCAGGAGCGACATGTCTACGGGGGACGTGGTGCTGTCATAAGACACCACGCGCAAAGCGTGATCTATGTTTGTCCATGCCCTCTACGTGGTGCCCAGGTGTGGAAGCCTGGACACACACGCTAAAAGTGTAAAAGGGGAGTGTGGTGTTGGGAATACACCACGTACAGGGCACGGCACAAAATCTTTAGTCAAATTTCATTTGCATCAACTTTGCCATCATTTCCTCCGGCAGATCTCCGCCGGCCAGTTCTCCCACCGGAGCATCTAAGATCTCCGCCAGATCCCACAGGTCTCTTAACTGCATAGATCCGGGATCCTTTATGCGGTTTTGAATCGTCCTTGCCTGCACATTCTGCTTTGCCGCGATCTTATCGTCCGTGATCCGGCGCAGTGACATGTACCGTCTGATGCCTGCCTGCGCCCTGGCTTCATATTTCATTCTCACAGATTCTGTTTTCAAGAAATTGGATTTCGGCATCCTTTTCACTTCCTCTCCAGTTCGAATATTGCCCACCGCAGCGCCGCCTTGGTGTCCTCGTCAATGTCATCACGCTCCAGCAGAGCATATAATCTGTCGATTCTCTCCATTTCTGCTGTCTCCTTCCTGAATATTCTGTTGTATTACGTTTTGTTTTCTCCTATAATAATTTCAATAACTTGTCACACTTTAAGGAGATACGCTATGAAACTTAACCCCGACTGTATTCGCGGAATCCTTCTGACCGTAGAAGAAAAATGTAATTTTGATACTCCGTGGGAGTATGATCGAGATACTTTTGAGTCAGAATATCTTGCTGAGTTTTCCCATGAAGAAATTGTTTATCACATAAAACAGGCCAGTGTATCCGGTCTCATTGAAAATGTCCATTACTACGACGGAGGTGCTACAGTTTTAATTGGTGATCTCACACCTCTTGGACATGAATTTCTGGCTAATATCCGGGCTAAGTCCTTATGGAATAAAGTAAAATCAAAAGCCACTGATGCTTCACTCTCTATTCTTATGGAACTTGCAAAGCGTGCTGCTACTGATTACTTTCTTGGTTAGGATATTTGACCAACAATTTCAGAGTTAATTCCACCAGATTTCCTTTTTCCACTTTCTTCAGTTCATATTCTTTTACATGGTGGATCTGTTTATCATCCAACCAGATCTCGAATGATGATTTATCAGAAGCCACGATTTTAAGCTTATGTGGGTCCTTCACCCCTGCTGCCTCCTTCCCTATCCGTATAGTGAATTATATTCACGTATTAAGGCAAAAAAATATCATCTCTTTCTTTTCTGGTAAGACGAAGCACATTGGTTAATGCCACAATTTCTGAAGCATAAAAATTGCCGGATTTCATCCTGTTATACAATGTCTCTCTCAAAATGCCGGATTTATCAGCTATCGCAGACACAGTCATCCCAGAATCACTTATTTTCTTTTTAAGCAGTTCCACATTTGCCACTTTTTAATCATCTCCTTTTCGTGAACTAAATTCACTATATCACCAGTGTGAATTTGTGTCAACAGTTTTTAATAATTTTGTTGAATTATTTTACACAAAGTGCTATTATAGGCTTACAACAACTTAAGGAAGGAGTGCAGCCATGCTTGCTCTATATAAGAATATTAAAGCTCGACGTTTGGAGTTAAAGATGTCTCAGGATCGTCTCGCAGAACTAACTGGGTATAAGGATAGATCTTCCATCGCCAAAATCGAAAAGGGTGAAGTCGATCTGGCAGAGTCAAAAATCCGTGAGTTTGCAAAGGCATTAAAAATTACTCCGCAAGAACTTATGGGGTGGGATGATCCAGATGCCGACATATCCATCGATGAAACGTTTGAAAGAATATGTGAATTCTACAATATTTTAAATCCGGAGGGAAAAGCAGAGGCGTTAAAACGAATATCAGAATTATCTCAGATTTTGCAATATTCCGCTAACCATAAAGCTGTTGCTATTCCAATGGCGATTCCATACGATACCCTCTTGGCTGCTGCTCGCAATGATCATGCCGATGATCCTGATGAGACAGAAAAGATGCAGACTGATATGAACCTTCTGAAAAGACCTAAAAAAAAGGATGATGCGAATTGACCTATGAGAACTTACTGCAGGAAGCTGCCGATGAAAATGTATATGTAATAGAAGATGCTCCGTTCCAATCCCTGGCAGACGGTCTGATTCGTAATGATGTGATCGGTATTAACCGGACCGTGCGGCAATCTACAAAGAGAGCCTGCGTGCTTGCCGAAGAACTTGGTCATTACCACACTACCGTCGGAGACATTATCGATCAGTCCTCCGATGCCAACCGCAAGCAGGAGCTCCGGGCGCGTCTCTGGAGTTACAACAAACTGATCGGACTACACGGCATCATCTCCTGCCATAAGGCACACTATACTACCTCTTATGAGATGGCTGATTACCTGGGTGTCACAGAGGAGTTTCTGCATGAGGCCCTGCAATGCTATCGGAGCAAGTACGGTATCTGCGTGCAATACGATAACTACGTGATCTACTTCGACCCGGTTTCTGTGTTGGAGCTAATATAATTCATATATGAAAGGGGAAATTTATATGGGATTCACTAAAATCTTTAACAGTATCCGTTCTTCGACTATGTTACCCTCGGATATCGAAAACGTCTCGTTGAAACGCATTATTCCTAAAATTAATGAGTGGAATATTGATACTGTGCTTATTTCTGCAAATCGAAATTGTACTGCCTGTAAACAATATAATCAACAGGTGTTTTCTCTTTATGGGAAAAATAAAAATTATCCAAAGTTACCTGATATACTATATCAACGTTCTTGCCCTGTTTGTGGTAAAATTTTTGGTGCTACAATATACGGCTTATAATATTTGTGATCTTCATTTTAAAAAATTGCACCAGTGCAACTTTCAATAAAAAAATCAGCCCCAGTGCTTCCAACACCAGAGCTGATCCGATTACCGGGTAAACCGATAAATCACCTTGAACAAGTGCATTTTATCATTTTCCCGGTGAAATTTCAACCCACCGGGCATTTTTATGCCCATTTTTTAGGAGGATGATACTATGGCAACACCCTATAAGCTGCCGAGTGGAACATGGTGTATTAAGCCATACAGTCACTCAGAGCCGGTCTATAATGCTGACGGCACTCCTGTTCTGCTGCCGAATGGCGAACAGAAGACGACAAGAAAATATAAAACCATTACCGGACCCACCAAAAAAGCGGTAGAACTTGCAGCAGCGCAATTTATTCTACAGAAGGAAGAAGAACTAGCAAAGCAGCCGAAGCAAAAGAAAGTAGATTATACTCTTCTCCCTCTCACAGCGTTGATTGACAAATACATTGAGTCCCGGCTGGCCCTGAACAGATCTCTTACTACTATCCAGGATTATAGGTGTATCCAGCGGAATGGTTTTCAGGATCTGATGCAGATTTGTGTCAAAGATATGGACAAGGAACTCCTGCAGGAATCGGTCAATATGGAATCCAAGCGTCCTTGCAACCGAAAAAAAGGTGCGACGCTTTCCCCAAAGCGTCTTCAGAACGAATGGAGCCTTATTGCATCCGTAATCCGTAAGTATACAAGCTCTCTGGATGATGTCCTGCGCAACATCGAACTGCCCGAAGTCCCTGATCGTGTGCCGGATTTGATACCGGCGGAGGCGCTTCTGCCAGCGATCAAAGGCAACGAGTTGGAGCTAGCGGTCCTGCTGGCTGCCTGGCTCAGTTTCTCGATGTCGGAGATCCGAGGACTGACAAAATCAAAATCAATCTCCGGGGATCACATCCGCATTGCAGAGGTTGTGGTTGTTGTGGGCGGTAAAGATCACCGCAAAGAAATTGCAAAAAATAAATACCGTAACCGTACTCACAGGATTCCGCCCTATATCAAATCTCTGATTGATAAGGTTCCAGGAGACAGACTTGTTACCCTGACCGAAGCCCAGATCTATCACAAGTGGATCAAGTTCCAAGACGAGCACCGATTTAAGCATATGACCTTTCATGATCTGCGTCACCTGAACGCATCCGTTATGGCAGCTCTGCGTATCCCGGACAAGTATGCTCAGGAGCGCGGAGGCTGGAAGTCTGACAAGATCATGAAAAAAGTATACACCCAGACCTTCTCCGAAATCCGTACTGCGGTTGATAATAAAATTGATGGATATTTTGATAATATTGCAAATCCTATCTCGGAAAATATGCCGTGGGAAAAATACAGAGCCTGGCTTATCCTTTTTGGCAAAGAAGATGGCAAGAAAAGTCAGAAAGAGTTTATGAAATTTATTGAAGAACACCGAATTGCTACATAATCATCCATGTTGCATTTCATGTTGCATTTCATGTTGCATTCATGGTGCATTGCGTTGCAAAACCTATGTAAATAGTGTATTTTTATCGCGTATAGTACATTTCGAACGTTATTGCAACTCCAGTGTTTATCAGCATTTCCTGTATTTTCGGCGTTTCCATTAAAAATGCTTTGCGGGTTCGATCCCCGTCTCGCGCTTATAAGTAAAAAGGAGTGATGCATAAAGCATCGTTCCTTTTTATTTTCGAGCCCTGCCAGGGCTCGAAAGTTCGATGTCTACACTCCGCTCCGGTCCGCGCAGTCCGAGGTCCCCCGGACCTCGTGCGCCGTCTCGCGCTTGTTAAGACCCGCATTTCCGTTTTCATGGTGCATAAGATATAAGCAAAAAGACGACTGCACTTTCTTGCAGCCGCCTTCTTACTGATTGTTTGT